TGACCCTCTGCGAGGGCGATATTATCGACTATTCCATGGTGGAGGAGCGGATCCGCTGGGCAAAGGAGACATTCGACCTACGGCTGGTGGGGTTTGACCCGTACCTGTCCCGCACCATCACCCAGCGGCTATCTCCCATCGTGGATATCATCGAGGTCCCCCAGGACCTGAAGAACATGTCGCCGGCGATGAAGGAGACCGAGGACATGATGACCCGGCACCAGCTGCTCCATGTCCACAACACCTGCTTCCGCTGGAACTTCGGCAACGTCCGGAACTATGTGGACGGAAACGGCAACTGCAAACCCGTTAAAAACCGTTCTGTCGGGCGCATAGACGCCGCCGTGGCCAGCATTATCGTTATGGCGGTGTGGATGATCGCCCGGAACCAGAAGCCGGACCTGGCCGCGGCTGTGGCCGCGCCGGGATACTCGCTGTAGGAGGTGCCTATGGAACGCGTATGGAACGCCCTGCGCCGGATTCTGCCGGAGCTGCTGCTGATCCTGGCGGGCCTGCTGATCGCAGGCGGCGTATGGATGATCTATCCCCCGGCGGGATCCATCACAGCCGGCGTGCTGCTGGCTGCCGGTGTGGTCCTGAATGTGCTGGGCGAAAGGAGTGACGACACATGAGCATGATCAAGGGCCTGCGGGCCGCCACCGCCCGGTCTCCCACCCGGAAGGCCGTCACGGTGCAGACGATGGCGGCGGCCGGGCTGACCGTCTCCGGCGTCAGCGCCCCGGGCGAGGAGTCCCGCCTCCTCAGCGCCGTGGACCGCTGCATTGAGATACTGTCGGACAGCGTGGCCAAGCTGCCGTCCTATGTGATCCAGCGCAGCACCCGGGAGCGGGTACCGCACCAGATCCTGTACTTGCTGAATGATCGCCCCAACGAGGCTATGACGCCGTTTATCCGCAAGAAGGTGCTGGAAACCAGCCGCCTGGAGGGCGGAAACGCCTACGATTGGATCGTGCGGGATCCCCGCACGGCCGCGCCCGTGGAGCTGATTCCCATCCCCTGGCAGCTGGTGCAGCCCTGGCGGGATATGTCCGGGCGCGTGTGGTACGACGTTACCCACCCCATCACCGGCGAGGCTATGCGGCTGCCGCAGGAGGACGTGTGCCACTACAAGAACGCTACCCGGGGCGGCCTGAAGGGTATCAGCACGCTGGCCCGCGCCGCAGAGGTGATTTCCACCGCCCGGGCGGCCCAGCAGTACGACCTGTCGTACTACAACAACGGCGGCCAGCCCAGCGGCGTCCTTCAGACGGATTCCGATCTGAGCGGCTACGCCAAGGGCGCAGACGGCAAGGTGCTTTTCCGGCCGGACGGCTCGGCGGTATCCCTGAAGGATCAGCTGCGCAGCCAGTGGGAGCGGGTCCATATGGGGCCCAGCAACGCCCACCGGGTGGCTATCCTGGATCTGGGCCTGGACTACAAGCCCCTGGCGGCCAGCAATCGCGATGCGCAGTTTGTGGAAAACAAGCAGATGTCCATTGTGGATATCTCCCGCTACTTTGGGGTGCCCCTGTATAAGCTCAACGAGGGCAAGCAGGCATATGGGTCCAACGAGCAAAACGCCATCGAGTATGTGACCGGCACCCTGCATCCCATCATCACCCAGTACGAGGAGGAGCAGTCCTACAAGCTGCTGACGGCCACAGACCTGGGCAAGTACGAGATCCGCATCAACATGATGGCGGAACTCAAGGGCGACACCGCCTCCCGGGCGGCCTGGTACCGGGCTATGTCCGAGCTAAGCGTGTTCTGCCCGGATGATATCTGCGCCCTGGAGGATATCCCCAACGTGCCCGGCGGACACCTGCGCCGGGCCAGCCTGAACTATGTGCCCCTGGATATGTGGGAGGAGCTGAGCCGGTTGCGTAACGGCGGCGGTTCCCCTGGAAAGGAGGAATGAGTGTGGAAATGATTGT